CTTGGAATGATTGAAGAAAAGTGACAGTAAGCATGTTTGGAGGATAATTTATGATCGTTGGATTTTTAAGCGGATTATTTATTGGAACAGTAGCAGGAGTGGCAGTGATGTCGCTCCTGCGCCGCAGCGAAAGAGAGGGATGAGTTATGACAATAACAGAGAATCTTACAGGTGTCGTGAAAGAGGATTATAAGAGAGTGAAGACAGTAACAGACATTCTAGAAGAAGTTAGAACTGAGATGTGTGATGGTTATTGCGTATATCCAAGAATAACGCCGAATGATTATGAAAAATATAAAAGGATATGCGATGAAGAATGTCCACTGAACAAATTATAAGGAGTGATACATAAATGGGATATCAAGATTGTCCATGCGTAAACTGTGATCATAAAGCAGATGGAGAGAAGAGAGTTGCATGTAGAAAGAAATGCACTGAATTTACTGCATGGAAGTTAAGTATGCAGGCAATCAGACAGAAAAAGAAAGAAGATAAAGACAAATACTATTCGACAACCAAAGGGAAGTTTTACAAAAGAAACCTGATGAAGCAAAAAGGCGGAAGAAAGATATGGTAGATCCATGCAAAGCCTGTGCAGAGATAATCTGCATGGGCATTTGTGCCGATCAGGTGCAATACAAACAGGAGTACCAGGAGATGACAGATCGGATAAGGCAGCAGATAATAAATCGTAACAGGAGGGGAGAACGTGGACAAGAACGTACTGATCCAATATTGTGACATGAAAGAAGAAATTAAAGATTTAAGGAGAAGAATCACAGAGACTGAAAAGCAGATCTTCAGAATTGCAGAAGAAGGAACTGTAAAAGACACAGTATCTGGAGGAATGGGAGGAATACAGCACTTTGTTGTTGAGGGTATACCAGTACCAGAGTTAAGACGAAAGAGGCTGCTGCTTAATAAACGAAAAGCTATGTTGATCGAAAAAGAAAATGAACTTCTGGAACTCATGAATCAAGCGGAAGAATATATAAATAGCATTGAGAAGAGCGAACTAAGAATGATGTTTAGATTTTATTACATTGATGGCATGACGTGGCTGCAGGTAGCACATAAGATGAATCAGTTACACCCTAAAAGGCGAGTAGCTTATACGGAAGACAGCTGTAGAATGAGAAATACAAGATTTTTTCAAGAAAATTAGAAAATGTTCGGTCACGTTCGCAAAAAATAGGCTAATATATAGGCTAGAGCGATTAGATGAAGCGATACTTCATAAATGTTCCTTTTTCTTGCTAATAAAAATACGTACAAAATACGCATAAAATTATTGACTTACACGCATTTTGTACGTATAATAAACATATAAACTAAAAAAAGGAGAGTTTTTCATGAAGAGAAGAGATTTGATTAAACTCCTTGAAAAAAATGGATGGTATTTAAAACGGAATGGTGGGAACCATGATCTATATACAGATGGTAACAGAATTGAGCCAATTCCAAGACATCCAGAGATTAAGGAGCGATTAGCTAAATCTATTATCAAGAAACTGGGGCTTTAAGCCCCAGACTTGGTGGATTCATGAAAAACAAAAATGAAAAAAGGATCAAACGGCAAGATTTTAGGAGGAACGGAAACATGGCAAAGAAAGTAGCGTATCCGGTTATTTTAAAACCGGATCAAGAAGGGTATTATGTAGAAATCCCTGATTTTGATATCGCTACAGAAGGCGATACAATAGCAGAGGCTATGGAAATGGCCAGAGATGCTATTGGATTGATGGGGATTGATATGGAAGATGAGAAAAAAAGTCTTCCAGAACCAAATTCAAAAGCTCAAAATGTAGAAGCAGGAGACACAGTAACACTTGTAGATGTAGACTTTACAGAGTACAGAAAGAGAGTGGATAATAAAGCAGTTAAGAAAAACTGTACAATTCCATATTGGATGAGTGTAGAAGCCGATAAAGCGGGAATTAATTATTCACGAGTATTACAAGATGCAATTTCTAATATATTAGGAGTTGCGCGTACAACAAAAGGTTAATCAAATCTCAAAATATATTGAATTAAGCACCTTCGGGTGCTTTTTTCGTGCATAAATTTAAGGACCTCTAGCTCAGCAGGTCAGAGCAGTCGGCTTATAACCGATCGGTCCAGGGTTCGAGTCCCTGGAGGTCCATTTTTAAAAGAAAGGAGTGAGCCTAGATGGCATTAACAGAAAAAAGAAAGCTATTTGCTGATGAATACCTGATAGATCTGAATGCATCTCGGGCTTACAGAGTTGCATATCCAAGAGTAAAAGATGGAGATGTAGCGGCTGCTGCCGCAAGTAGATTATTAAAGATTGAAGAGGTAAAAAAGTATGTAGCGGACCAAATGGAAGCGATCCATAATGAGAAAACAGCGGACGCCCAGGAAGTGATTGAATACCTAACTGCAGTAATGCGTGGGAAGAGTAATGCGGAGGAGATCGTTGTGGAAGGAATCGGAGATGGATGTAGTGAAGCCAGAGCAATAACAAAGGGACCGTCTGAAAAAGAACGATTGAAGGCAGCAGAACTTCTTGGCAAGCGATATGCATTGTTTACCGATAAAGTTGAAACTGATGTTGACATGGATCTAAACATTACGATCGACTATGGTGAGGATGATACTGGATGAAGATAAAAGTACAGGCTAATCCTTGTTTTAAAGAAGTCGATCGCAGTAAAAAACGATACATCGTCATGAAGGGTTCTGCTGGATCTGGAAAGAGTATGGATACAGCACAGCACTATATCCTAAGGCTTATGAATGATCCTGGGAGAAACCTTTTATGTGTCCGAAAAGCAGATGTAACGAATAGAGATAGCACTTTTGCAGAATTGCAGGGTGCTATTTTTCGTATGTTTGGAGAACAGTATAAACGATACTGGTACATCAATGCATCAAATATGATTATAGAATGCAAGAGTAATCACAATCAGATCATATTCAGAGGTGTAAACGACGAAAGACAGAGAGAAAAGCTGAAATCAATCACATTCAAACGAGGAAAGCTAACAGACGTTTGGATAGAAGAAGCGACAGAGATCACACAGTCAGATTTTGAGATCATTGATGACCGATTGAGAGGCGAATTGCCAGAAGGACAGTTCTATCAGATTAGAATGACATTTAACCCTGTATCAGCACACCACTGGATCAAGAAAGTGTTCTTTGATCGTGCTGATCCTGATGTACTCACACACCAGTCAACTTACGAAAAGAACCGATTCATCGATGAAGCATATCACAGACGAATGCTAAGACGTAAAGAGGTAGACCCAGAAGGATACAGAGTTTATGGCCTTGGAGAGTGGGGAGAAGTTGCAGGTTTGATCCTTAAAAATTATGTCATAGAAGAATTTGACCGTTCCCCGGAAAGATTCGATTACATGGTTAATGCACAGGACTTCGGATTCAACCATGCGGATTGCATTGGCGAGGTTGGCTTTAAAGACGGAGAACTGTTTCTGTGCCGGGAATTGTATGTGTATGAAATGGATACAGACGAGATTATCAGAAAAGCAGAAGGCAAATTCAGCAAGAAGCTCCGTATGTGGTGTGACTCTGCGGAACCAGATCGAATCAAGATGTGGAAGAAAGCAGGCTATAGAGCAAGAGGAGTAAAAAAAGAGCCAAACAGTGTCAGTGCTCAGATTGATTATTTGAAACAACATAGGATACATATCTATCCAACGTGTGTAAATACAATTAAAGAAATACAGCAATGGAAGTGGAAGAAAGATGAGAGAACCAATACTTATCTAGATGAGCCAGTTCCAT